GAATCAAAGAATACTTTTTTAAAAGCATGACCAATTAGTGGTAATTGAAATAACATAGTATCTAAATCTGGGAAATATTCTGGCATTTCTTGTGTGATTTGATAATTCATGTAATCTTTTACACGTCTTGCTTGTTCTTCAAGTTCTTCTGTTGGTTCCCCAATAATAGTTGTCTTTACTGGTCCTCCAGATGGATATAATTCTGCTATAGCTTTTGCATTAAATTGTGTTGCGGCTTCTGCAATCATAGGGTGTACGACTGTACTTAATCCTCTTGTTGCTCTCTGTTCTTCTTCTTCTGATTGACCACCATCTGGTTCTAATGTTTGTAAACCTTGTTTATACCTATATTCCCATTCAGACCTAGCTTGTTTATCGCTTTCAAATGCATCAATTAGATTTTGTGCTTTTCTTACAGAAACACTTTCATCTAATTGTTCTGCTAAATTCTCATCATGCTCGTCTGTAATTTCTACAATATCATCTAATGATGCATTGCCAATTAAGACTTCATCGCCTATTTCTTCTACTTCTAAATTGTCAGCAGGAGCGCCTTCTTGGAAAGGTATTACATTTGGTTGTTTAGCCATATAAAGTTAACCTCTTCTGTTCTGCAAATTCATCATCGTCTTCGCTATCAGATGAATGATTTATAAACCAACCTTTTCTCAATCTAAGCCATGCTTGAGTACATGTATCTACTATATCATCATTATCGCCTGCTGGAAAGGCAGAACATATATCTATCAAATCTTTTGCCCACTTCTTATTCCTAGGATACCATATTCTGCCATCTTCTAGCAAGGCTGAACTTGCATGTGCCCTAGCTTGTTTATCTCTATCTGGGGAGTATTCAAGTATTGGTATACCTGCCATTCTTAAATCTTGTATTAAACTTTGTCCACTAGCTTTTTTCTCAATCAGGACTACATCAGGTTGGAAATCTTCGTAAGCCTCTTGTGCAATTCGCCTTAAATCTGGATAACTTACTCTGTCGTACCACATATCAACGACTATTGCATTGAAATAGCCATTATGTTTAAAGACACCCCAAGTTGTTCTGGCACTGTAGGAACTTGTTTCTTTTGTACTATATGCTGTATCATATGATTGTATTAAGTATTCTATATCTGGTAAATCTTCAAATTCCCATTCAGTCCACCATGAAGCCTTTAAAATTCCACCACCTTTTGGCATAGGTCTTTGTTGTAATTGTCCTGCAGTACCATATGAACCTAGACTTTTTTCAAGATTAGTAATTGTTTTTTCGTCTATTCTATCTGGCCATAATAATTCGCCTTGTTCTTGTCTTGGGTCAATAAAGCCTAATGTTGAGCGACTTTTTGTAGGGTGGTCTGGTTCATATCTAGCAGGCAAACAAAGATGGTCCCAATCTTCAAATTCATTTGCCAATATATGACCAGTTAAATCGCTTTCATGTACTCTTTGCATAATTATAATAAATGCACCATTTTTTGGGTCATTCAATCTGGTTTGCATCGCTTGGTCCCACCAATCTAATACACCTTGTCTTACAAGACCACTTTCGGCTTCTCTTACATTGTGTGGGTCGTCTATAACAATTATGTCTCCACCTTCTCCAGTTAATGCACCATCTACAGAAGTAGCAATTCGCATACCTGTTTTATTGTTTTCAAATCTTTGTTTTTGGTTTTGGTCTGATGTTAACCTAAATGTGTCACCAAATGTATTTTTATACCATTGACTGTCAATCAGTCTTCTACATTTTACACTATCTCTAATTGATAAAGAACCTGCATAACTTGCATATAAGAATTTTTTGGTTGGGTCATTTGTCCATGTCCAAGCAGGTAATGCTACAGAAACAGATATAGACTTCATATGTCTGGGAGGTACATTTATAATTAATCGTTTAATATCACCATTAGCGACTGCTTGTAAATGGTCTGCAATAGCATCTATATGCCAATTATCATTATATTCACGATTAGGTTCTATTGTTCCCCATGCTTCCTTGATGAATAGTCTGAGCGACCTTCGCATCTTCTCCGCTCTCACTCTCGTCAACGAGTGCATATTTAAGTGTTCTTTCAAGATTGTTGAGGTCGTCATCAGTTAATCTGCTAATATCTAGCACCTTTCTATCTTCAATGTTAATTTCTTGTATGATTTCTTGTCTATCTGTTTGACCTAATAATTGTTTACCAAGCCAAATTGCCATTGTAGGGTTGTTGGTTTCTTCCATTATCTGTATTTGCCTACGTCTTAAGGATAACTTACCTGTTGCTCTACCTTTTTCTATAGCTTTTCTAACATCTGCCTCGTTTGCAAACTTATCTTCTAGTGTTCGTAATGGAATATCAAAGTATGCTGATATTTCTGGCATAGTGCAATTTAACCTTGAAAGTCTTTCTAGTTCTTCAAGATTTAAATTTATTTTTGGTCTGCCAACATTTTTGACTTGTTTTTTAGCCTTTTTAACTGGCTTTATTTGTGTTGTTTCATTCATCTTTTTTTTAATACCACGAAAATTAATTAAGTTTCAATCTTTTTTAACTTCATTCCATAATTATTTACACCTTTTTTAGGTTTATAATCTTCACAGAAAACCAGTTTATTTTCTTTTTTAAATTTATTGTAATTAACATGATGATGATGTCTACCATATCTCCATACAAGTTTTGTTACATCTGGGTGTAATCTCATTTGCATATTAGATTTAGGAATAGTTCCTTCTTCAGCGTAAAACTCGTCTGTATTCCCACCCTTTAGCGTTTGTGTATTTGCTTTCTCTTGTAAGAAAACATTGAACTGAACAGTACACCAACCTCTTTTAAGTATTCGTAAAGACAAATCAGTATCTTCATTATACCTACCTCTCCATCTATCTGGTAAAGGTAAACTGTTTTTAATTAGATTACATGAGTATATTCTAGTGTTTACTGTGAATGGTCCATATTGATGTGCCCACTTATCTATTACAAAGAATGTGTAATTTGGACCTGCCATTCCTATATTTTTATATCTTACAACAAAATCTTCCATAACCTTGAAAGGTGTTCCATCTAGGCATTTTATCTCTAAGTTATTTTGCCATCTTCTGAAACATTTAATGTTATCGTCCATAACCCAATGGTATTCGTAACCTCTATCTATTGAATGTTGCCAAATAAAGTTTCTAGCGGGTCCGGGTCCCTTAGATTTTCTATCGCCTAAATCGTCACACGTATCATAGTTATCTTGGTATGTCTTATCTAACACAAGGATATTCTTTTTCTTCACCACCTTCGCATAATCAGCATAGTCTTGTTCTTCTATAACTACTGTGTAAGGAACCTTCATTTCTTCTAAGGCTTTTATCGTAAGTCTACTTTCTGCTCTACCTTTTGATGGAATATAAATAGGAAATTTGTTTTTAACTTTCAAATGCTTTGTCCTTTACTACATTTTTTTCTATTTTAGGGTACCAAACATATTTTGTTTTCTCTGTGTAATCTTGTTTAATTAACTGAAAGAAAGTATCCATAGACTCTTTACTTACAAAATTTACAGTTAGTGATTTATATGGGGATTGGTCGTCATGGTCAAAGGCAGGCATATCTTGCCAATGTTCCTCATGTTGCAACCAATCTCTTGATTGATGGTCTGGTTGAAATATTATTGTTTCTAGTTCTTGTTTCTCAAAACCTAAATCGTCAAGGTTAAAACCAATATCATTTAATAAATCCATTTCAAATTTAAGTAACTCATAATCCCAAGTACTATCTTCTGATAATCTATTGTCTGCTATTCTATAAGCTTTTACTGCCTCTGCTTTCATATCGCTTGCAACATGAACTGGTACTTGTTTCATTTTTAAATGTTCTGCACCCATTAATCTTGTATGACCAACAATTACTACATAGTCTTTATCAACAACAATAGGTTGTCTCCAACCATATTTCTCTAGTGATTTGGCTATTTTTTCTCCGTTTTGATTTTTACGAGGATTTTTGTCATATGGTTTAATTTTTTCAATGTCTATCATTTCTATTTTCATTTATTTATCCTTAGAATAAGTCGTATTGTTCATCTTCATTAACTATTGGTTCTTTATTTTTAGTATGTTTTAATCTGTAAACATCAGAAACACTTAATTCATTTGCTCTAAGTTTTTCATATAAAGCAAAATTTAAAATCTGCACATTAGACATTAAAGCTTCATAAGCCTCATCTACAACTTCTTGTTGTTGTGGTGTTAAGCTATTCTCAAATCCATTAACCATATTCTTGCTCATAACATCTTGTTTTAAAGTTAAAACTAAACTCTCTTTGCCCTATATCACCATAAACACCTTGTTCTCTAATCTTTCTAGTTATTATTTTAGTTGTATTGGTTTCAAAATCTCTATGTACTACCATTCCAACATCTGCCATATTTGCCCAATGTGCAGAACCACTTACTTGATATAAATCTGGTGGAGGTATAACTCCTGCATCATTCCTATGTAATTTATGAGGGTGTGCTACCATAAAAACAACAATCTCATGGTTTCTAGCAAATTGTTGGCATTTGGCTATTATATCTCTAATATGCTCATCTTCTCTTTTGTTTGCACCTCTATCAGAACTAACTTGATTAAAGGGGTCAATTACCAGTCCTTGAATACCAAATCTTTGTTTAGATGCTTTTGCTTTTTCTAATATATAATCTATAGTTGGGATATCATCTTTAGCTTCTAAAAATTTAAAGTGTGTATTTAGAAAATCAAGTCCACCATTAAGTTGTTCTTGTGTTAATCTTTCATAAACTCCAATATCAAAAGGTCTTCTACATCTTTTTTCAAGTAGTCTTCTTATATGATTAGGTGTTGAATGTTCTGGTGAATACAATAGAAATTTCCAGTTTTGTTGTTCTGCAAGATTAATAAGTATTTGGTCTAGAAAGTTACTTTTTCCATGATTAGGTATGCCAGTTATTAAATTAAATGTACCCGGCATAACTTTATATATTTCGTCTAACTTTGTGTAACCTGTTGATAAAGCCTTTTGTACGTTACCTTCATACATGTTTTGTATCTGGTCTTTGTAATCTACAGCTGAATGTAAATCTTCTATAGGGAAGTCTCTGGCATTGGCTATTGACATTGCCAAAGTTTCTTCTCCATGATGAACTAAACATTCATTTGCATCTTTAACAAAAGTATCGTTAT